GGCACATCCAATGATAACACTGACTACTACTTTCAAGCAGCCCTCATATCTTAGAGGAATTTGTTAGAGCAGTTTCTCGTCTGCAAGTCTTTGATATCCCAGGTCTCTCTGGGTTGGAAGTTATAGAGCTCCATACTCTTTAGCATTTGTAAGGTGCTGACCTTAATTAGACGATCCACGACATCACTCGCTTCTACCAAGGCAACTTACACAACACAAAGTGTCTATCGGTTACCTGGCCGTTATCGCAATCAACTTAAGCTGTTACAGAATTATCTAACTCAGTGACAATAACATCAACACTGGTGGTGGCAGGATAAACACCGGAAGTTGAAACTGTAACAGTTACAAGACCGGGGTTCAAAAGAGTGCACACAACTGTTGAAACAATCGCTTGTGTACCATTGGCAACCACAGCGTTATTAGGCGCTGAAAGTTGACCTGTGGTATCTGTTTCCAAATAATTTCGGAAAGAAAGACCAGTAAGGGACAAAGTCGGGTTTGTAGTAACAGCAATGTTACCAGAACTCCATCCCAAATTAATGAGATATTGTTGATTAGGTTGTCCAAACCATGTGATGTTAGTTGTACCAACTACGACACCAAGTTGTCCGGTGTTAAAAACTTGAGTAACTCCAAGAGGAGTTGCAGTGGTAACACCAGAACGAAAGAGATGCGATGACAAAACATTGCCACCAACATCATTGGGAAGTATTGGCTTAAAGAATTCTACACAATAAGAAACCCACAACTCGCCCAAATCCTGAATGGGATTGGCTTGTGTTGCAAACTGGAAATTTCCAAGGTCATAAAGACGTAGATCCTGATTAGAGGGTACGCTTCCAGAACGAATGAATTTTTCAGGAAGAATCGTTTGGCCTAATGCACACTCGATACCATGCATCATGTTGACGGTTGGCTTAACAGAGACTGCATATTCTGCATTCTCCATTTGCTGTTTAGTCAAATAGATCGGAGCATCAGCATTATAGTTAGTAGACATAACAACTACACCGGGAGCACCAGATGTCACGAAGTCGGTTATAAGAGAACGAAACTCAAATACCAAACCATGAATACGGTACTCTTGGTAATTACCTGCCACACTCGAAAGCCATGGAAATGTTTGCGACATTCCAGGATTAAGAGGATAAGCAGTGTTGTTGAAACCAGCGGTCCCTTGGATATCACCTAAATACTCACGATGACAAACAATATTAGTTTGTCTAGTGGTATTAAATTGTGGTACCTGAGATCCGTTGGACATAACATTGTATTTTGGAGAGGCTCCCATCTGTTGATAGTCACCTGAACCAAAAATACTTCCAATGCCAGATCCGAGCCATCGACCAACTCCCGCGCCTAAGCCGGAGTTGCCGAACATTCCCCCAATGCTTCTACCAGCTATTTGGCCAGCAGAAGCAAAAGGGGTACTCTTCTTCTTTTGTTTTGGTTTCTTATTGCTAAGAATAAGTTGATTTAATCGGGATTCAAGGGCTTTAACCTTCGTCCCCGATTGGACGGTTTTAGTTGATTTCTTTCTGGCCATTTAATAATATTGGATACACCATTAAATGGGTGGACTATACATCCAGCTTACTCGCAAAAGTTACGAGGTTCCGTGTAGTCTCTTGGCATTTAGAATAAAATATTCATTTAGCACTGAAATAACAGTTTTGGAACGCTTATAAAGCTGGACCCAATGGACGCTTACGCCGCCCACTCGCCAGTTTTTGGATAACTGGAAACCTTCTATGGTTACGTGAAGATTTACACGCCAGTTAACGTCAGGGTGACGTGGTTAGAAACTATGCTTCAACCCACCATCCACTTTCGTAGATGATGGATGTGAAAGAATTCAAGTCAGGGTGATGACGCATTTCATAACAAAATTGATCAAAACGCTCGCAGCACTCGACATAAGTCACTGGCTTACTACACAGCAATCCTATCAATTGTTTATCAACATTGACAGGATAACCGACTCCCCCTACAAACGTTGTTGAGCAAAACTCAAACCGTTTGGGGTCACATTGATTATACATGTCAACTGTTTTACCAAGAGCTGTATAAAGCTGTTGCGCATTAGGAACAAATCGTTCGATAGCATCATCACCCATACAAACTATCACTGGTTTAACAACCGGAGTGGCTTGATTGGCTATGATTCCATGGTCCAATGCTCGCATAAAAGAATTTGTAGATGATGTGTTATACCATCCAGAAGGCATGATACCAGGCTTTGTTTGTTGATACATAGTACCATCAGACAAAGTCATGACTTTCCTAGACATACAGTAATAATGTGCTTTCGCAACACGTTCCCACACAGTCCCGGCAGAGTCATTAAGGTCAATTCTTCTTTCCAAATCGGCTAACAATTCCCACTCCTGAACAGACCAATCCCAACCTTTGACATCGCTTTCTGCAATTACTCCGTCTTTCGACATTTCTATTACATTACTAGTCAATGCACTTAGTCCAGTATCGTTCAATCCCATTCCGGGCTTACTAGATATTGTGGTCCAAGTTAAGATTTCTGTATTGTTCTGATTGGCAAACAACAACCTTGCGATTGTGTTGTCAATAAGAGAAGCTGAAAATATCAGTCTTACACGTCCTTCTTCCAATTTCGTGAGCTTATGCGGATCTCCTTTTACAAAGATCTTGAAGGCATCGCATAAGCCCAGCTCCACTAATTCCATAGGAGAGAGATTTTGAGTGGAGTCAAAATCTCTCAACAGAGTGAGTCTCTCTAGCACCGACCCAATGACGAGTCCACGATGTCTATCGAGGAGTTCGCTATTGTGTCGAGCAAGCACGTTGAGAGGAAATCCTGGACTGGATTTCGACTCCGTACAATGTGAGGCGACATAGAAAACTGGAACGCTTTCTTCTGTAAAAGGAAGCATTCCGGAACGGTACATTTCTCTAAAGCCTTTCGGAATTCGCGTGAACGGCAGATCCGATTGTAAATCTTTTCTGCCTTTCTTGACATATTCACCACTTGGATGACTGTCTCGGAACCGACCGGCTTGGAGAAAGAGGGATTTTCTCTCAGCTGTTGCATCTCCTCGTGGGTAACCCCACTTTGCAAGAGATGCTCGTTGAGAGATAGCAGCTTGACAAGCCGGCGTAATTGATCTTCCGACAGACCCATAAGACCTGTTGGAACATCTACCGACGTACTGCAAACCTGCTCCTTCTTGACTGATTTCACCTTCTTCCCAGACGTACTCTGCGTACTCTCTAAGGAGCGGGAGGTAGACGCCCCCTGTTGAAAACCCTTTTCCCGGTTTCCAACAGTCTTACTATCTTCCTGTCGCTTCTCATTTTCTGCATTATCGATCGGAGATTCAAGTGAGTTCGTATCAACTACATCACGGAGTTTACCTTTATCCTTTCTCTTTTGAGGAGAAGGAGTCTTGGGAAAAACTTTCTTTGCAAAGATGGCTTCCTTTTCACCAGGATTGAAAAAATCAACTTTAACTAATTCCGTAACGGGAATACCGGTTTCCCAGCTGTTAAAGTTTCTAACATCAACATCTGTTCCAATGTTGGTGAAAGTTTCTTCAAAATCATCTTGCAATGACCAATGACCTGCTTGATTAGGATTATGCCTTCCAACTTTGCTAATAACAGCAAAGTTGCCTTCATAATTAACTGAATAATCAAAATAATTACTACGGTACTTAACATTCTTGCTTTCCACAAGACCTGGTAAATCCACAACAAACTTAAAATTCTCAATATCAGTAGTACTAGTTTCAGTTAACTCTCGATCCCTAAAGAAACAAACCGTTCCCTTATTAAGGGTTTTACACGGTGCAATTCCAATATGAATCCCAACAATAACATTACCCATAAAAATGGGGGTGCCAGAAAAACCATAATCGGTTGAGCACGCATGATACAATTGGAGGTACTTGTCTGAAACAAAAGCACGACCAGAACTGGAATTAAGTTGATTTTTGACAAACCCATAAACCATAACAGATGCATTTCTACGAAACGCACCAAGTTTGCGGGGTGTTGGATTACCAAGTAAACTCCAAACTTGATCTGGGACTTTGATGAGAACAACATCCAAATCTTCTTTACCACTATACAAAAGCCCATCCCACGCAAGCGCAGGAGTGGTAATACCTTTGTGTTCGATAAGACAATTTGAACTACTGTTGATCACATGTTGCCAAACATGAGCATTAGTCATTAAACAAGTTTGACCTTGAAAAATGACTCGAGATGCCATGCCTATAATCTTTCCTCCAGCTGCGGGAACAACTCTAATCGACAAGAGTCCCGCAATAGAAGAAACATTAGGCTTACAATCCACTTTCAAAAAGATAGATTGATCAATTCCCATTTCTAATTCACTCTTTGGAGCAGCCACTTTGACAGTATCAGTACTAACCTCCAACACAAGTGTTTGAGGCTTCGTTTCTTCTACAGGCAAAGTAACCACGCCACTATGTCTTCTCCATAACCAATAATATGGATCGCAATAACACTTCAAACAGTTCCAAATTCGCACAAGGAGCCACTTTGCAGCAATCCACATAACCTTAATGATTAAATAGTATACATAAAATATGCATAAAATCATCAACCACCATAAAATAACAGGTGCAATGATTAAGAAAACAGTTACTAAATTCTCAGCCCATCCAACTAAGACAGACCAGAGTGTCAACGGTAACACGTATAACAATCGTAATGTTCGAGAAAAATCAAAAACGAAAATTCCATCCTTAACGGTGAAACATTCATAAAGTTCGCATAAAAGCGAATTGCATAGAGTTCTCC